GCAGCAGTTGCTCCAGTACCAGCAGTTTCCACCAAATACTTGCGAGTATTTTCCAGCACCACACTCATGTTGTTGCGGCGAGTTCCCTGCAAGCCTTCTAGCAGGGCGTCCTTGGTGTCATTCCAACGACCTTCCAATAAAATGTTACCCATTTTCTAATTCTCCTTAAGAATTTAACCCTGCCAGGCGTTTGATGTCGATAATGTTGTTCTTATCTTCATTGTTCTTGGCAGTCTTGTTGCCTGTGACTTCGGTCTTACCTTCAGTAATAACGGTCTTCTTGCCGGTTACTTTGTGGTCTTCATTTAGCACAGCAGGCAGATACTTGTCGAAAGCAGTGCGCAAATTGGCTGTTTTAACACTTTCCAAGAGTTCCTTCATCACGGTTTTCTTCTCACGGTTTAGTGGTGCCAACAGTTCATTCAACACTGTTTCACGTTCACGACGTTCATTGAGTGCGCGAATTTCTTTCATTTTGCTTTCCAGCACAGATTGCTTGTCAGCAACTATCTGTTCAGCTTTGGCTAGTTTTACGTCTTTCTGTTTGATAATTCCGTACAGTTTACGCAATTCAGCACTTTCGTTCAGTTGTGTATTGCTGAACTCACTAGCAAATGCTTCGAAAATTTTACGACCAAAGTTGTTTTGTTTGGCCTCTGTAATGTCTTCTCTGAGTTGTGACATTTCAGCCTTGAGGTGTTTGGTAACTGCTTCTTCAACAGCACGGCTGCTGCGAGAAACAAACTTCTTCTTGAGATCGTTCAACTGATTCTTGGCTTCAGCTACCAAACGCACCTTGGTTTCCACCACAGCACGCTTGTCCTGAGCAAATTCAGTGATTTCTTCAGCCAATGCCTGGAACACAAAGTTCTCCAACTTTGCTACAGCTTCCTGCATCTGCTTGCGATCTCGGCGGAATTCTGTAATTTCTTCAGCTAACTTATTGGTCAAAAACTGTTCAAATCGTGAACTTTTCTGTTTCATTTCGTTCACTACACGAACTCTGTGTTCAGCAATGGCCTTTTTGTCAGCTTGAAATTCAGCAATTTCAGCCTGAAGAGTTTCAGTTACCATCTTATCAAGAGCTTCAACCATCACGCTTTTATCGTGTTCATAACGGCCAGCAAATTCTTCACGAACTTCTGCACGAATGGCTTCACGTGCTTCATTCAGCTTGGCTTCCCAGGCTTCGTTGATTGCACTGCGAGTTTCTTCGTTTAATACACCGCTATCCAGCAATGGTTTTAGAGCTTCAAGCATGGTATTCTCCTACAATTTTAAATCTTGAATCAACTTTACTATTTCATTTTTGAAATACTTTTGTACTCTTGGGTCTTGCACTGATTCTTGTGCCATACCCCAAATCTTGTTTCCACCACGCATATTCATTAGGCTTTCATATATGGCTTTTGGGTATGCATGGGGAGCACTGGGTTGGGCTACTACGTCCACAGTAATGATTTCAAAATCACTAACATGACCGTTACTTTCGTTAACATTACCACTACCTCGACTACTAACACCCAACTTTACGCCTGACTCTGTCATGGTTTTTACTAAATTTCCCATGGGAGTTGGCAAAATCTTTAATTTACCAATACCACGACTACCTTCCATGTAAATCTCAGTAATCATATGACTCACACGGTCCAAGTTAATTTTAAGATCACTAGGGTGATCTAACTCTCCCAACACGCCACCATGCTCTCGTATCTGTTCGTTAAGTGTCTTAACAGCTTTGGCAATTTCATGTGCTGGATAAATTCTCTGATTGGCATTTCTGACATCACCTTCAATAAAGATGCCCTTCATGTACAAATTTTTACCACCCTGAGCTTCGTCCACAGACTCCAATGTAACACTGGCGGTAGTGGGATTCATGTATTCATATAGTGGTGTTTTATTCATTTATCTGAATCCTTTTACTCTTAAAGGCAGGGTGGTTTAATACCCTGCCTTTACAGTACGAAGTCATTGCGGAGTTGTTATTTCTTTGTGCGTGGTTTACGTGATTCTAGTACGCTGTCCTTGTTGGTTCCAGCTACTTCTTTAGATACGGGCTTTGGAGCTTGGCTCTTGAATGCAACCTTGCCAGCAGCTTTGGGATCATTTACACCCATGGGCTTGGCGCTGGGAGCAGTACGGCCTTTTTCAGTTCCGCCCTTAACGATGTTAGCAGTAGTACCGCCCATGTCGTTCTTTTTAGCCACAGTGCTGTGCTTGTTAACAGAACCTTCTTCACTAGTTACAGGCTTGGGGGCTTTTTCGGTGTATTCGCGAATAAAGGCTTCTTCAACTTCTTCTTCCTCTTCTTCGCCTTCCTCTTCGTCTTCGTCTTCTTCATCACTCATGTCTTCATCATTTTCTTTGTCCATGAGTTCACGGAATTCTTTCTCAAGTTCTGTAATTGCATCTTCCAGGTCAACTACACGATCTTCGATTGATGCGTCGCCCATGTCGTCGCCCATGTCGTCGCCCATGTCGTCACCTTCGGGTTCCATGTCGTCGCCCATGTCGTCGCCCATGTCGTCACCTTCGGGTTCCATGTCGTGATCCATGTCTTCCATGTCGTCACTTTCGGGTTCCATGTCAGCTTCCATAGCAAGATCAGCGACTTCTTCAGTTTCTACTTCATCAATAAATTCGCCAACTCCTTCTTCCATTCCTTCTTCTTGTTCAAAAGATTCATAGATATTGCGGCTCTTGGCTACAACAATTTCGTGAAAAAGTTTGCGAGCATTGGTTTCATCACTGTTAATGATGTATTCAATTAGCTTTTCAAAATTACGTGACATAGTTTCTCCTTGCAATGATTCGTAATGGTATTTACAACAAACAGAAATAAACTAGTACTTTAAGCAGAAAAAACAGCATTTTCTGATTTAAGCAGTGGCTTTGGGTTTATACTGGCGCTGAATGTCCGCCATTCTTTTTTCTTCTTCGTATTTTCGAACGTCATTCATCATTCTCAAACTGTTGATGTGAGCTAGAGTAAGGCGAGTTTTACGAAGATCACTGAGTGTTGGGATTGAATGATCCTGCTGTGCAGCATTAAACCCTGGTACTGATTTGTCATAAATTTCTGCAAGTAACATAAAATTATTTATACCTCTGGCGTAGCTGCTTCACCACCTGCTGGGGCTTCAGCTGGTGCTGCTTCGGGTGCCGGAGCTTCAGCACCGGGTTCTGGTGACGTCAGTCCGGTGATATCAGATTCAATACCAGCGGGACTGATACCCACATTTCTGAGATTCACATCATCCTCTACTGAGTCTTCGGCTTTGAGATTTTCTTCACGCCATAGCTGGGTATTTTCCAGCATTTCCTCTTCGCTTAGGCCCAGATAACGCTTGAGCAAGAATCGCTTGCTCATGTAGGGCACAGCTTCCAGCTGACTAAAACTGGATATTTTCGCAGCATCCAGCTCTGATTGACGATACTTGGCGAAGTTTTGTGGTTCATTCATTTTCAGTTCAAACATAGTATTGTCTATGTTCAAACCACGCCACTTCATAAATGCCTTGAACTCAGTGTCCAGCGTAGCACAGATCAGAGCCTGTAACCTCTTACAATACTGATTGAATCGATGTTCTTGTATCAGTGCTGTGGCTACTTTGCCATCATTGTGTATTGCTGCACTATCTTCAGCACCAGTGGGCAAATAGCTGCTGGGGATGCGCAACCCTCTGAACAGCTTGTTGGTAAAGAACTTCAGATCATCAATTTCGCCCAGGTTTTGTCCGCCTGGTAGTGTTTCCACTTTACTACCACGTCCTTCAGCAGTCTGTGGGAAGAAGTAGTCCTCGTTAATGCTCAATGGATTATATGTGCTGTCCATGAAGCTCTGTCCGCCGCTTTGTGTGGGAATTCTGCGCTGATGTATTTCGTTCTTAACACGTTCCACAAATGCCATGGCCATGTGCGCAGGCATGTTACCCACGTCAATATAAAATACGCGACGTTCTGGGGCTCTCTGCACACGGTAAATCACAATGGAATCTTCCAGCAATTCCTTTTGTTTGTACACTTTAAAGATGTTTTCCAGAACACTCTGCCCAAAAGGCCAATTACTATCCAGGCCTTCAGTCAAGCTCAGATGTACTATGTGTTGAGCTTCGATAGCCACCTCTTTTAGTCCGTGTACAAAACGACTGTTGGTACTGTACGGATTATTGGGCATATTATACGCAGCAGCACCGTAACCACTGGTGTTGGGCATGGTGTGATAGATGTTATCAGCAGTGACCTGAGTTACTGTTAGGTTTTCAAAGTTGGGATTGATGTTTCTTAGAATATACTGTTCAGGACGCTTGCCATCGCTTTCATTTACAATGATTTTAACCACA